ACTCACAGCCCGTAGTTCATCTACGGTTCAGTGGTATAGGTTCTATTGATGTGCGAAACGACACCTTGTTGATCTCTCAAGTGGAAATCGCCAATCCTTTGGCGCAAGTATTCACCCATCCTGCGGGACTTCCGCAGGCTCCGATCTCTATCCAAGCAGGCAACACAGTTTACTCAGCGAGCTTTGGAGGCTTCCAAGAGCTTTCCGAATGTTCCCTAGACGGATGTATTCTCCAAGTGAATACTAATCTCCTTGCCGGAATTTCGGCAGACATTTCTAGCCTTGGATCGATCTACAGCCAAGGCGGCTACCTCGAAGTGGCTGATACATTTACTGTGACATTCCCATCAGTGATGGGACCACAGACTGTGCGATGTATTGAGACCGGCGATGCGACATTCTCAGATGGGAATTACTCTCGCTCTAGATTTGTCATCACATCGCAGGCAGACTTCAACGGATTCATTAACTCATCTGCAAAGAACGGGCTAATCGATGCGGAGAATCTAAACACAGCGTTCTCGTTGGATTTAACAGGCGTATTCGCTGTCACAGTGAAGAACCTCTATGTGACTGGAGGCGTAACCGCCGACGGAGGTGTGGAGTTCACCCATTGTGGATTGAGTGGAACTCACTCAGTCGCTAACGCACTTATTCAGGCAAAAGATTGTGTGATCGCAAGTGAATTAATTCCGCTTGTCTTGACATTGAAGAACTGTACGATACAGGCGAATGTCGGCTCCGAGACTCTCGTGGTGAAAGACTGTGTGATTGAAGACGGCGTAGAGATTCTCCCCACCGCTTCACTCGGACTATGGGATTTCGACATCAGAGATAACCAATTCTTTGGCGGCTATATTAAGCCAAACGGCACGAGCCTTGCAACTAAAGCCTATATCATAGGCAATGACTTCCAGTTCCCAGCCTCCGAGAGTCCGGGCTCATTCCTCTACGTGCCGATTGACGACACGAATTTTAATGTGACAGGTGAAACTCTAGCCGGAGATCCGATTGCATATAATGTCCGAGTAGCGGACAATACCCCAGCACAGGAAACCCAAGGAGCCGCTCTCCCTACAACCGGCACTCGGCTGCTTCAAACAGTCATAAAAGGGCACTACCCTGGACCTCAAGCGGGCGGCGATTTGATTGTAGGATCAGAGACTATGCTACTTCCTTACGTAGCAGATGACTTGTGGTACAACCAATGTTTAGTGACTCAAGGAGTGCTTGACGTTGCGGTAGAAAGTGGCGAACTGCGTGTGGCCTCTAAGGTGACAATCCGCCCAGGACTTGAGTATCAAGTGGAAGTGGCGATTAACACCGCACCTCCCTCTAATCTCGAAGGCTATAGCTATATTTTAGACCTCTATCCTCAAAGGAATTTATAATGGCATTTCAACTCACTCCAACTCCAAAATTCCAAGCCTTTGATGACAACGGAAACCCGTTGACTGGGGGCAAAGTCTATTCCTATTTGGCAGGCTCCACAACCCCTGTGGACACCTACACCGATTCGAGCGGACAGACCGCAAATACCAATCCGGTGATCCTCGATGCACGAGGGGAAGCAGATCTTTGGCTCTCACAGAATCTCGTTTACAAGCTCGTCTTGACTGACGAGAATGATGTCGAGATCTGGTCTGTGGATAACATCTCGGCAGCGGGAGGCTCTGGCGGTGGAGATACAGGCACAGATGAGTACGTGAAAGTGTCGGGAACTGACGTAGCTTCTCAGTATCTCAGCGAGAAGTTAGAAGCCGGCGCAGGGATTCAGATAGATGTTCTCGATCCAGGCGGCGTAGAGAAATTACAGATCAGCGCCACGTCCCTCGGAACTCCCAATCTCCAAGAGGTGACTGAGGAAGGCGCAACCACTACTGAGAATTTAACAATAGGGACAAGCCTCTTGTTATCAGACCAGGCAACCAATAACCTATTCATCACTTCACTGGGTTCGTTAGGCGGGGTTTCCGGATTCAACATCTCCCATACTTCGGGAGGGGACTTCGCCGTAGCTAATTTCCTAGACGGAAACGGCTCGACGATTACAAGTCCAGGTAGTGTGCTAACATTAGGGGCGTCGTTCCAAAATATCTATAAGATGTTCTTAAATGGGACTGACGTGGGGACAAGTACAGCAGGCATGAAAATGCTAGTTCAAGATCCTAACAACAGCAATGAAATTAAATTGGCAGACATTGCTGAAGGAACAGCGAGCTTCTATACTCAAACTTTTGTAGAAGCTGACCTGGTGGGGCGAGTTTTAACTATTACCCATAACCTGGACAGTGAAGATATACTTCTTACTCTATTTGATGCTGATAAAAAGGTTTACATTCCAGACGAATACCAAGTCATTGATGCTAATAATGTGGAAGTGACAATTAATGCTTCTGTGGTTGGCATTAATAAAATCGTGAGTTGTGCGGACGCTCAGAGTGCTAGGGGAAGTAATGACGTTCAAAATAGAGTCATAGTAACTCAAGCAAATGTAGGCACTACTTTAGGTGGTACAATTGATTCTACTAAAGAGTATTTTATTGATGGTCAGATAGACACGGGAACAACTCAGATTACAGTTCCAGCAACAGGCATGACACTTACAGGTTATAATTTTGACCTATCCGCTCTATACTCATCGGAAAACAATTATACAATGTTCATCTCAGACGTGGGCGGTAGCGGCAATATTTTAGGCAGAGACTATGAGATCAGAGTAACAGGTACGGGTTCAAAGGTTTATGATATTACGGATGCAAATGGGTTCAATGCTTTTGAATTTGCTAGAGTGAATTATAGTGATTGTACTTCTTTGGGTGAAATTACTAATTATAGGCAAGGTTTGGAAAACGGAACGGGTCGTTTTGGTGGATCTCCTTCATTAACTTTGAGTGGAACATGGCTAGGTGGTTATCGTATTGTAACGTCTATTGTAAGGTCAATGAGTAATACAACCACAGAACCACTATTCAAAGCAGGCGCAGGCTTTACAATGGCTTCAAGATTTGCTACTGATATGAATGTAGATCTAGGGGATTTACAGCCTTTATTGGACTTTTCCCCTTCTAATTTTGTCAATCCATCTACCTTACAATTGCAAGAGACGATCCTCACACGAGGGGGTAATTTAGACCCTACTGATAGTAATATCACCCCAAATATTGAGCCGAGTGATTTAGAATCTTATTGGAAAAGGAATGTCGGAGTTTCCAACACCTATGTCGGGGGGACTATTACGGTAGTTAGTGAATCTTTAACCACCATTTCAGCGGTAGACACTTGGACAGATATTGAAGGGGTTTTCTTGGGAACTGGATTACAACACTTTTCATCAAATTCAGATGGAGAGCTAACTCATGATGGGGTATCGCCTAGAGAATTTGAGTTTACAGGTAGTTTTATAATAGAATCCTCTGCAAATAGATCTTTATCAATTAGGTTTAATAAATGGGATAATTCCACTTCTACATTTACACCTTTGAATTACACCATCCAAACTAGAACAGTAAACAGTTTAGTAGGTGGGCGAGATGTCGCTTTGTTTGTTGTAGATGTTGGTGGTGAATTAGACCAAGGGGACTACTTAAAAATTCAAGTTAGAAACAATACAGACTCAAATAATGTGACACTAGAAAACTCTAGCTTTTACAGAGTACAGGAGCGATAAACATGAAAACAGGAAATTTAAACGGAGTAGATTTAAAATCTAACGGGGGCGGAACTAACTTCCTTGCGGATGATGGGGCTTATAAATCGGTGGGTGGAGGTTCTCAAGATCTTCAAGAGGTTATTGAAAAAGACCCCACTTCAACTGCACCCCCTACATTTAAGTCAGTGGATGCGGTGGGAGATAATATCTTAACTAGATATGCAAATAATGCAGAAGATGCTGCAATAGATGTAAGGTATGATGAAGTAAATGACGTGTTTACCTTTAGAGGAGGCGACACCTCCCCCAAAAACCTAGAATTTAGAAAATTCAATGACAAGACAATCACCTTCGGGTTTGAAACCCCCGATGATGGGATAGCTTTCACTACCCACCAAGAAGCTGTTTTTGAAGATGATGTGACTCTAGAGGCTTTATCAGATAATGGTGTTGTAGATCTTGTTGGGGCTGACTCTAATGGGATTTTATCTTTAGCTACAATTATAGACAAATATTTGCAGTCAGTAGCTCAACCTACTAATTGGACTAACGGGGGTTTTGCTCAATTCTATGGAGCAGATGGCAACCCTTCAGGCAAGCTAGGTATCGGATTTGTTCAGCTAGTGGATAAATCTCAAATTGTTGCAGGGGCTTTTGGGACATCAAATTCCAATGAACTAGAGATCCAAGTGGCAAACTCAAGTGGCGTTGAGCAGGTTATAGCTACTTTTAAAGATGATTCATTGGAAGTTGATGGTGATTTAATAGTAAATCAAACAGATGGAAGCTCAACAAAGTTTTATGTAGGTGATGACACAAAAGGAACAGCAGCTAACGAGGTCGGTTATAGAGTAAATGCTTCAACCAATGGGAACATCTATATAGATCATAAAACTTTCGCAGCGAA